GTAAAATTGTAAGCGGAACTCTTGATCAAAGTGATCAGTCATTTCTTGACGATGATCAACTCGAAGAAGGATTTGCACTCCTTTGTGTTGCATATCCCACATCTGATTGTGTAATTGAAACTGAAAAAGAAGAATCTCTTTACTGATGGAAAATTCTATTCTTGAAATCTTAACTTATTATGTTATTGGTGGTGCCCTTTTGATTGGTGCCCCTGGCGTATTCTTCTTCGTTGTATTCATGTCTGCCCTTCAAAATACGAAAGGACGTATGGTTGGATACAAAGATCACAAAACATATGGTGATTCTTCAATCTATGAGAACACACCAAGTAAAGAAAACTTTTACCTTACTTTAGAACAATGAACGAAAAAGCAGAACGTGTTAATGGTTGGGCAGCAATGATCGGAGTGATCGCTGCAATTGGTTCTTATGCAACCACGGGACAAATTATCCCAGGTGTATGGTGAACGACGTGTTAATCATTTCAGCGTCTCTAATAGGAGGGTTTATATTTGCTGCCCTATTGAATGAAGACGTAGATGATGATGACAACGGCCCCGATTCAGGATTGATGACACCAGTTTACGTACCGTCACCCTCTTGACACAAACTATATACTACAGTATCATTGGAGCACAGGGTTGCTCCTTTTTTAATGATTAAAAAACTGATCGACAAACTTTTCTCTGAGAAAATTACAGAAGAAAAAATTGAATGTGCCATTGACGATAATACTGTTGATTGTAAAACATTTGATGATGATCAAGAAAAAGCATATACAGGAATCCCTGCACCCAATGAACACATTCTTGATGATTGGTTTATGAGTCCTTACGGACAACCTCTTCCTCCTAAAAAAGAGTTTGCTGGGAACTATAATGGGCCTCATTACGCTCCTTACACTGCTGTAGATGAGTTTAAGAAACAGTCCAACGGGGATGACGGTATGCATCAGAAGATGTATGATATCGCTACGCAAAATGGTAAAACCACTTTGCAACTAAATCCTATTGGTGGTTCAGAAAACTTTCAAGGCGGTTCCGAAAATGTCCATCGATGATTGGCGATACAGCGATCAAAAAATGATTGTACGAGAGCAAGCACTCAAAATTCTTCTATCTAAATTTGGTGGTGAAATGGATGGAGTGGTTCCTAAATATTCGAGTCAGTCCATCTATGAATGTGCCAACGATTGGGTATCTC